AACCTGCTCGCCTTGTGCGGCTCCGGCACCACGGGCTGCCACGGCCACGTCGAGTCCCGCCGAGCCGACGCCTACGAGTTCGGCTGGCTGGTCCGCTCCGGCCTGATGCCGCACACCACCCCATTCTGTGACTTGAAAGGCCACTGGTGGTATCTGTACAAGGGGGAGAAACTGCCGATCAGTCCACCGTTCACGACACCCAACCCGGCCTCGACTACGCCCGCACCGGGGGTAGGATTGGCTGATACCCCGAGAGAGGAAACCGACGAGAATGTTTTCTGAGACCCCTGACCTTCCCGAGTTGACTGAGGTGAAGGCGTTGACTGACCTGATCAGGAATCATCAAAACGCGATTCAGGAGATCAGTCAGACCCGCCGCAACGTCATCCTCGACCTGCGGAAGAAACGCATCACTTACCGTGAGATTGCTGAGGCGATGGGCGTCACCGAGCAGTCGGTGTACAAGATCCTGCGGGACACGATCGCTCGACGCCCGAAGAATGAAGCGGTGACCGTGCCGTGATCTTGCACGCCTTCGTGCCGGGTGAAGCGAAACCACAAGGCTCCAAGCGTGGGTTCGTGACGAAGGCTGGCCGGGTGGCGATGGTTGAGATGGCGGGCACACCGCTGAAGACATGGCGAGAAGCAATCACATGGGTGACAAGGGGAGAGGCGGCGAAGCAAGGATGGGAACTAACCGACGGTCCCGTCAGCGTAAAACTAGAGTTCTACTTGAAGCGACCGAAGAAGCCCCGTTTCACCGATCCGGCGGTCAGGCCCGACGTCGACAAACTCACGCGAGCCGTGCTCGACGCGCTTACCGCTTCACAAAATATCTGGCAGGACGACTCGCAAGTGGTGCGACTGATTGCGGAGAAGCACTATGCACGCCCCGGGGAGGAGGGGCTGAATATCACCCTATGGAAGACGCAATAGTTCGCTGCGAACGCTGCGGGCGACTCGGGGCCAGAGCGCATCGCGGGTGGACACTGCTATGCGATCCGTGCAGGCACGACGAGATGGCTGACTGGTTCGACGACAAGTGCGGGCGCTGCGGCCACTCGAAACGCTCCCACGGGGACCGGGCTATCTCCGCGTGCGTCTACCACGTCCCCGCCGAAAACTCGTTCCATCACCGCACTGTGCCGTGCAACTGTGTCGGCTGGAAGCAGGTCACATGAACGTCACGTTAGAGACCGAGAAGGATCGGGAGTTCGAGGAGAAGTTCATGCAACGCTACATGCTGAACCTCCCCGACGACATGGAGTTCTACCGGATGCCGCAGTTCAGCGTCGTCGACTACATGCTGACGCGGGGCGATGTTGTCCGCTACATGCTCGAATTGAAAATCAGGAAAGAGCCCCTCGCGAAAGTGAAATCCTACGGCGGGCTCATGTTGAAGCACCGCAAAATCGTCGAGTTGAACACCCTGCAAGAGGCCGCGAAAACCGAGATATGGATCGTGTTCGCGTTCGACAACGGCACAGGGGAAGTGCTCGCCGCTCAGCCCCACAAACTCCTCAACCTGCCGTTGGAAGACCCGCCCCGTCGACGTAACTATCGGGGCCTCGCCACCGATGAGGAACCTGTCTGCTACCTCGACTGGGACCGCCACCTCGTCCAATGGCGGATGTAGACTTGGGTGGTGTCATCGTTTTGGAGTCGCCGTGCTTACGCGGAGTTGAGCACCGAGGCTGGTGACCTCGCACGTCGCGGCCTCGTGTTCCTGATGGCCCGCAAGTTCGCCGTCGCGCAGTCCGGCAGCGTCGCGTTCAACATCGAAACGAACGGCGTGCCCATCGAGTTCCGGTTCTACGAATTGACGAACACGGGTGAACCGATCTACGCCGAGTTGATTGAATCCGCCAGCGCCGTCACCACGTTCGGTTCAGCGATCCCCGCCCGCAACCTCAACCGCAACTTCACCGACACGCACACAGCAGAGTTGAAATCCGCCAGCGCCGTAGCAGGCGGCACCGTCATCGCCAGCGAACTATTCGGCAGCCAGAAAGCAGCAGGCGGCGCAGGCAGCAACAAAATCCACACACTGTCCGCCAGCACCGACTACACAATGGTGTTCGCGAACCTCGGCAACCAAACCTCCACCTGCCACATCAACCTAGGATTCGCTGAAGGCGACCCCTCCCCATTCCCCCTCATCCAAAACGACATCACCTAACCCCCCGTGTAATATGAGGGGATGATCCCCAACCATCAACAAGCCCTCGAACGCCTCGCCGAGTTATCGAAACTCCTCGACAAAGCAACCGATGACATCGCCGCCCTAGACGAAGAAGCCGTCCGCGCCAAACAACTCTACGAAGTCGCCTACGCCCGAGCCTTCCTCGACGCCATCGGCAGCATGGACCTCCGCCGACAAATCGCCACCTACGAAACCCGCGAAGAAAACCTCACAATGGAACTAGCGCAAGCCAAAGTACGGGCAGTCAAAGAACGCATCCGCACACTCGGCACCCAAATAGAAGTAGGCAGATCATTGGCTAGTGCCCACAAAAACCAATACCTAGCCGAACCCATAGGCCAATACACCTAACCCCATGTAACATCACACACTATGGCGACCCCCGAAAAACGAGGAAGAAAAACACTCCTCACCCCCGAACGACAAGACGCCATCGTCACCATGCTCGAAGCCGGGGGCTACATCGAAGACGCCTGCGAAGCCGTCGGCATCTCCCACCAGTCCTACTACAACTGGCTCAAACGCGGCAAAGACGAAGAAGACCGCATCAACGCAGGCATGAAACCAAGCCCCGACGAAACCCCATATCTTGAATTCTTTGAGGCCGTGCGAAAAGCCCAAGCCGACGGAATCATGCAACACGTCATGAACATCGACCACCACGCCAAAAACGGCACATGGCAAGCCTCCGCATGGATACTCGAACGCAAACAACCCCGCAAATGGGGACGCTTCGACCGCACCGAACACACAGGCCCCGAAGGTGGCCCCATCCAAATCAACGTCTCCACCGAAGACCTCGAAAGGAAAGTCGCCGCCATCCTCGAAAAACGAGAAATCGAACAATGAGACTCGTCGACCGCGTCCTCACCGCCCCACCCGAAGAACGCCTAGCCCTCTACGCCACCCTCACCGACGACGAAAAAGCGAAACTCGCTGTCCTCCTCGACGCCGAAATCAACAACCCGTGGGCCCGCTACGAAAGCGACCCCGTCGGATTCATCCAAAACGGCCTCAGCGAAACACTATGGAGCAAACAAATCGAGATCGCCGAATCAGTGCTCCACAACACCCGCACCGCCGTCGCCGCCTGCCACGCCCCCGGCAAAAGCCACCTCTCAGCCCGCATCGTCGCATGGTGGGTAGCAAGCCACGCCCCCGGAACCGCCCTCGCCATCACCATCGCCCCCACACACCGGCAAGTCCGCAACATCATCTGGCCCCACATACGCCGCTGCCAAGCCCTCGCCCACCTCCCCGGAGAAGTCCTCACCCAAACATGGAAAATGGGAGGAGACGTCGTCGCCTACGGCTTCAGCCCCTCCCCCTACGACGAAGCAGCCACGCAAGGCATCCACGCCCCCAACCTCCTCATCGTCGTCGACGAAGCAGGCGGCATCGGGGAAACCGTCGGGCAAGCCCTCGAAGCCCTCATGACAGGCGGCAACACACGCCTGCTGCTCCTCGGTAACCCACCCACCGATCAAGAAGACTCATGGTTCGAGCGGGCCTACCAATCACCCCTGTACAACACGATCACGATCGGCGCCTACGACACCCCCAACTTCACGGGCGAACCCGTCGGCATCTGCAAAACCTGCCCCCCACAAGTCCCCGAGCACTACATCACGAAACACCTCGTCGACGAACGCTGGGTCGAAGACGTTATTACCGAGTTCGGTGAAGACTCCCCATTCGTTGAAGCCCGCGTGTACGCCCGCTTCGTCCGCTCCACGAGCAACAAGGTCATCCCGTTCGGCTGGTGTGAGAGGGCCCGCAACAACGAAGAACCCCTCACCGGGGTGCATATCCGTTTGGGTATCGACATCGCCGCTGACGGTGGTGACGAGTTCGTGATCGCGAAAGCCGACGGATTCACCGCCGAGATCATTCACCGCTCATCAGGGAAAGTGAACGAGAACGCCGTCGACGTCGCCGCCGTATGCTTGAAACACATCCGCGACGCGGAAGAACTACAAGCGTCCCGTGGCATCGAAGATCCCGTGAAAGTGAAAATCGACACGATCGGTGTCGGTTGGGGTGTCGTGTCGCTGCTGCAAACATGGGGCACCGAAGGCAGGCACCGCTCGAAGATCGTGCCCGTGAACGTCGCCGAGCGGGCGAAGGACGCCGAGAAGTTCCGCAACATTCGCGCCGAATTGTGGTGGAACGGTCGGGCGTTGCTGCAGCCGGACAGTGACGGCAGGCAAGACGTCACCTTAGATGTCGAGCGGAAAGTCATGTCACAGTTGGCGGGCCCCACATTCAAGTCCGATAGTGCGGGCCGCATCCAGATCGAGGGGAAAGCGGAGATGAAGCGCAGGGGCGTGTCGAGCCCTGACCAAGCCGAAGCGGTGCTGCTCGCTCTCTATGACCCGCCGGGTCGGGAGATACCGAACGTCGCCCCAATCGGGTTCGGTAAATCAAACGAGTTCTCGGGCTTCGGTAACAGCAATCTTGTGCTCTAAACTAGAGCAATGGCGAAGACACTGCGGCCCTACAGTTTCATTACGGTTCGCACCACGGACGGGCGCTACCGCCACACCGTCATCACCGCAGTCACTGATCAGGACACGATCGAAGGCAGGATCGGGCTAGTGGGGAACAGCGCCAGTGTCGCCGCCACACGGCAAGCGTCGACGACGACACGCGGCACAGAGTTCCGTGAGACCTAGACGGCGAGCGCGGTCACCATTCGAGCCCACGCCAAAGGTGTCGCACCGTCAGGCTGATACCCGCCAGCGCCACCGAACAAGATCGGCGTATCGGGGTACGCGCTACGGACGATCCGCATCGAGTCTTCTAGCCCCTCGATCGTGTAGTCGAGTCCTGTCAACGGGTCGAGCGTGTGACCGTCGGCGCCGCCAGCGATGAAGATGAAGTGCGGCTTGAACCTGCGGGCCTGTGCCACGAAATCGAATGTGGCTTGACGCAACGCCCTGTCA